CGAAGAAGTAGCTGGACGATTATTCACACCAAAGGCTGCTCCTGATATTGCTAGAGTAAAAAGTTTGCTTAAAGAAGAAGATTTTTTAGAGATTCAAAATGCAGCTATGGATAAATTAATAAGAACAGCTGTTAAGCCTGGTAGCAAAGGTGAAATTACAGATATATTCAAACCAGGAAATCTAACTAATGCCTTAGATTCGTACGGTGATGAAACTTTAGATGCTATGTTTGGTGCTGAAATAAGACAAAGTTTACGATATTTAGCTAACACTTTGAATGTTTTAACTAAAGGTGAGGCTGGCAGAGGTGCAGGAGCAGGTGGTTTGATAGCTGCTACCTTAGCTATTAGTTTTTTTAATATTGCTGCATTGCCAATGATAACGGCAACGATATTTATGCGTGGTTTGCTTTCAAGTCCAAATTTTGTTAGAGGTTTAGCACGAACTGACAAAACTTCATTGAGATTAGTTTTAGATTATTTTGATAGAACTTTGAAACAATTAGGGGTCAGAGGCGTTGATGAAAGTTTAAGGGAAGCACAAGAACAAATAACAGAGGCAACCGCTGATGTTTTAGACACAGATGAAGTACAAGATCTAATTAACACAGGTCGAGCTTCTGTACCTAATGTTAATATGCCTCTACCTGATTTAAGTTCTTATACAAACGTTTCACCAGGTGTCTCAGATACCATACAAAGAGAACGAGATTTAGGTTTTGGCCCTATAGTAAGTCCTTAGTATATATTTCTACCGGTTCAGTAATACCTTTCATTTCAACGGGTTTTAATTTTTTTAGTTTAAAGGTAGATGCTTTTGCCGTATTTTTTGCTATCACTAGATCTTGTCCTACGGCTTTGCAACTAGATTCACACCTTGCAGCTAAATTCACATCAGAACCGATTGCTGTATAATCGAAACGTGAATCTGACCCCATATTACCTACAACAGCTGGCCCTGAATTTATCCCTATACCAATTTCAATACCTAACTCTGCTGCTTTTATGTCGTGTCGTATTTGAAGCGCTGTTTGTATAGCTGCGTCTTCATGATTATCTTGATCTAAAGGTGCGTTGAATATAGCCATCATAGCATCACCAATATATTTATCGACCATACCCCCGTTGTTTTGGACAGCATTAGCTTGAATGGTCAAGGCCTTGTTCATAATCTCAGTAACTTGTTGCGGATCTAGTTTTTCTGATAAAGCAGTAAAACCACGCACATCTGTAAATAAAAATGTGCAATATCTTTTTTCACCACCTAACTTCAACAACTCAGGATTGTCTTGCAGACGTTTGACTTGTCGTGGGTCAAGGTAATGCTCGAACTGTTTTTTGATTTGTTGTCTTAATTTATACTGTTGTGCGAAGTTCAGGTAGAAAGAAACAGCCCCAACAATAAATTCTGACACCAAAGTATAGGAAAAATCTATCAAAATACCTCTACCTATCATTTGAAGCCCTACAAAGCCAGTGGACAAAAATATTGTAAAAAAGCTTATCAAACCACCTCTAACTGCAAAAGATTGTGTTAGAACCCAAATAAGAAGACAAAAAAATCCTAAAATTAACAACTCCACAGGTAAATGCCAATCTGGTATATATGGTGAGTTTGGAATCAGGATTGACTCGGCTAAAGCAGCTTGAATTTTGTGAGGCTCTAATAATTCACCTGAGCTTGTTGCCACTTTCGGCATTATGCCTTTACCAGTTACCCCAACAAATACAAATTTATTAGCAACTTGCATTTCAGACAAAGTTGTTTCAGGTGTATCAACCCAACTAATCCACTTTCTGCCCAAGCTGTCTACTTTAACTGGCGGTATACCTTTTACTCTAATTTCCTCTAAACCGTATTCGTTGGTTTTAATAACATACGTATCAGATCCTGTTAGTAATTTATATACTTGTGTGCCAAAGCTTGGTACCCAGCCGTCAGGTATTCGATACATAAGAGGTAGCCGTCTTACTAAGTTATCAACGTCAACAGGTGCAGAGACAATACCCTCTAAGCTTGCCTCAGACATACCAAGTATATTTGGTAAATGACCTTCTAATAAAATACCTGGTGCATCTTCGCCTAAGATTACTGTACCTTCAGGCTTTGGATATTTTTGATTATCGTAAGAGAAAGTGGCAACAACTGAGGGATATGATATTAACTTTTCTAAGAGGTAGTCATCACCACCATTCTCAAACCTATCTTTATCTACAAATGATAACACCCAACCTACCCCTATTGCACCATTTGCAAATATTTCTTCTGTTATCTCAGCTATTCTAGATCTTGGTAGGGGCCAACCGCCCTCGGCTTGGATAGTAGATTCATCAATATTAATTATAGTAAAGTATTCGCTTGGTTTATGTTTCTCAACAAAAGCATCAAAAACTTTAAGTTTTAATATTTCGGTAGGAACCGACTGAGTGGCTAAAGGTATCGTTAATAGCCCTAATAAAACTGTGAATGTTTTAAATCTCATCCTGAGTTTTGTATTACTGTTATGTTGGATTCGTTGCCACCATTTATTTTTACGGTTCTTGTTACCCCATCTTGCGTGAAAGTTATGGTATAAGCTTGATCAGAGTTCAAACTAAATTCTGCATTTTGTGTGACCTTGCGTATTAGTCTGATTGTGCTGCCATCAATAATCGTTGTAATGTTAGTTTCAAGATCCTGACCGATTTGTGTGCCTTGGATGTCAACCCCTGCCACTGAACCTAATAGTTCTGTTTCTTGCTCCTCTTCTAATAGATCTAAAATGTCTAAAAGATCTTCTAAAAAATTAACGTTTAAATAATCTATATCTAACTCAGTAAACTCAAAATCAGCGTCTTCTTCCAACAGGTCTTCTTCTAAAAAATCTACGTCTAAATCAGTAAAATCTAAGTAATCTTGGTTTTTATTGACTGTTTCTTCGCCTGGTAAAGTGTCTTCTTTGGGTGGACTGATAATTAACATGTTATCTATAAACTGTAGATCTATATCTAATGTTACTGGTTTGCTCGGACTTTTTTCATAAACTCTAGTGGTAGTAGCTTGATACGGTTTGTTAAGAATTACTTGGCCCATAGCTGTAGATACCACTATTTCTCCACTAGGATCGCCGAACTCATTTGGTAAAAGTATTATCAAAGATTTACCTGTTTCATCTACCGTACAAGTAAAATCTGTTCCTCTAACTGCAATATCAGCGGTTGGTGTTTTAAGAGCTATGTTACTTTTATTTAGATTGCCTGAAATGAAACGAATAGTGCCACTAGCAAACTGAAGAGCCATTTTGCTGTTACTTGGATTAGCATCGTATATGTATTCATCAATTATTAGTGAAGAATGTTCTGTCAGTTTGACGGTAGAGTTATCTAAAAAAGTAATACCGATACGTCCTGCTCTAGTCTGCACGTCATCATAAGAATTTATATTAAAATTTAGAACCGCAGGAAAAGGCTCATCTCTAAATATTTGCCCGTAACCTCTAAGTTCAGTAATGTCCCCTATACTACTAGCATGTAGTAGAAGTCCCACCGTCACTTTGTACCACACAAAAAGTCGAATTAGATCCATTTGTTGTAATCTTGAGCCAATCTCTAGCTAGGGTTGATGATTGTGTAATAGTAAAAGTGTTTGAACTACCATCTAAATCTAAATAAAAATAACCACTATCGCTGGCACTTGTGCCGGCATAACCACTTCCTACGAAAGTAAGTTCGTTACCATCTCCAAAAACATCTACATAGTTAGTAGCATTTTCGTAGTCAATATCAAATTCAAAATCGTTGTTATCTCCATCTATAATCCAATCTAAGTCTAAATAATCGGCATTAGATGCTTCACCTATTTCAATATCGAAAATATTGCTTCCACCTGAGACTTGTACATTTAGATTAGCGTAATCTGCCGAGTATGCACCATTACTGTTTAACAAGATATCAAGCACGTTAGAATCTCCTTGAAAATCAAAATAACCTGTAACATTATCTGAATTTATGCCATCTGATCTGAATATATTGCTACTTCCTATTTGATTAATAGTAAGAGTCATATCTGTACCATCTAAGTCTAAAGCAGTCATAGTGCCGGAAACAGCACTTGTGCCACCAATTAAGTTATTACTACCAAGCTGTTCTAATTTGATAGTAGCATTCGAACCAGTTTGCTCAACGAATATCTCATCGTCTGCCAATAAACCAAAAGATAAAAGTAAAAAAATTATACGCATAATCATTTCATATATTCCCAGTAGCCCTTATCAATACCTTGAGCCACAATATCTACAATACCAGTTTCTATTGCTGCTTGTAAAGCTATAGACTTACTTTCATTCATAGCATTACCGGTTTCAAACTCTACTAGCTTCGTACCATCAGCAATATACCGAAAAAAATCATTAGATAAACCAACAGATAAAATAGTTTTTGTTGTTAAATTTTCTAATAATATTTCACCAGTTGACACCGACACGACCCGCATAGAAACAATAACGGTATCTTCACGATATTGTTTTGAGTTACCGATCCCTAAATATCTAGCACCCATACCACCAGTTAGAAGATTAGTATTGTAATCTATTAAAGCACCTTCAATTATCAATCCTGCAAACAACAAAGGCATCTGTTGTGTCTCTTCATCAAACTTTTCTCTAGTAGATCTAATAATTTGGCGTTCACGAGTAACATGATCTATTCCAACACGTTCTACTACCCTGAAAAATTTAGATTGTTTCAAAGCTCTGATGACGTAAGCCTCAGGAGCTTGAGTTAGAGCCGAACTAAAACTTGCAAAGCCGTCAATTGATTTTCTTTGTCCTGTAGCATCAGGAAACTGATATACGGCTACTACTGGTCTTTGTGCTGGTTTTGGTAAATTTTTTATTGCATCAGTTACAGGTTCATTAATAAAAGCTGCTTTGGAAAAACATTGTGCTTTACCTACTATAGTGACAACATCTTTATAATCGTTATCAGGGTTAGTTAAGCAAGGTGAGATGTAAGATAGATGTGTAGTACAACTAGAAACCAAAGTCCCCAATAGGAATAGTGATAGTAGTTGTTTCGCCAGTTGTTTCATTAAATATAGACATTGTAATAGTTATGCCGTCCGTAGTCCAAGTTATAAGATTGTCGAATAAAGTGAAACTACCTTGTTCAGCAGGATTTTCACCAAAGAGTTGATCCACCAGCTGTCTAGATAGTTGAGCATAAACTCTAGATTCAAAGTTTCGTAAGAACCTGGCTAACGTTGTATTTTGTGCATCACGCTCAAGTTCATCTTGCATAGCCTTGATCTCTGCCTCTAATGCCTCTCGTCTTGTATATTCTTGCTCGTCTATTGTCAGATAGTGTTGGCTTGTACCTATACCACTAAATGATGGTGATTTGAATTGAAATTTTATTTCATCGGCGAGGACAGGAAGTGCCAAGATCGGGATTAAGTAAACAGCACAACCCATCCTCTTATACTTATCTTTATAATAATCGTTCATATCAGTCTTTCCTTTGGTCATCTCTGTCTGCCTTAGCTATCTTATTGCTATCAATTAATTGTGGCACACCTAATATGGTCTTAATTAAAGTGTCCTGTCTAATGATCTCGTTGTCAAGGCTTCTGATCCTGTCGATCAGAGCTACTAAAATACCATGTTGGGAGTCAAGTTTGGTACCCAACCTTTGTTCCATAGCGGTTATTTGCTCTGCTACTTTTTCGTCAACGACATCTAGTTTATTTTCCATACCGTCAACAATACGCATGATTAGCTTGTAAATAAACCAACCAAGCCCAAGAGCTGCAGCTATTGGAAAACCTACTTGTTGGATTATAGTGACAATATCTTGCATTTAAAAAGAGTAGTCTGATGTTCCCAAGGCGCAACTTTCTGAAAAACCCTTGAGCTTTACGCTAGTTAACAGACTACTCGTCCTTTTTGTGTGATGCTCCAAAGTAAAATGATATAACTGCACTTGCTAATCCACCTAAGTAACCTAATACAAGGTTAATTAGAGCCTCACTATTTTGTTCTGGCGGTTGTATTGTTACTAAAAATATATAACCCATAAACCCACCTAATGTTATAAACCCTAATATTTTAGAGGTCCAATCGCCCGAAAAAGCACTTCGTGCATTTTGTATATCTTGTGTTTGTAATTTATAAATATCTACATCTAACTCTTTCATTTTTACTTCGAACTCTTTTTCTGCTTTTTTAAGTTCTAGTAACTGTTCAGGTGTAGCGTTTTGCATAGCCTGTGCAATAGATTTTGGCTCTGCTTTACAACCAAGCACACTAGCAATCATATTTGCAGCAGCTCCGCCTAAAGGCCCACCTACTGCTTGCCCTAATGTTGGTGCTACAGTCGCTAAAGTATTTTTTAATATATCTAACATAGTCCTATTTCGTTCCTATCCATACCTAATGGTAAATCGTTAATACATTCTATCATATTTTTCGGTATGTGAATGTAAGGCTCATTGTCATCAACGTGTTGTGGATCTTGTGATAAATTCATCATGACTTCATAATTATGATTTTTTTGCCATTTATGCATATACAATCCATCTGTCATAGCATAAACAATAATAAAAGGCACACCTGTAGCATTAGCAAAAGCACTTCCTTTCGCCAATTTTGCAGCTGATAAAATGAAAGTATCATATTTATCGTAAGCAAAGGTACGACATTTAACTTCACACCAAAAACTTTTTTCTTTTGATTCAATCCAGTAATCTAAACCGTAAGATACTGGAAGCTTGTGACAAGTTACATCCCATTTACCCTCTAAGTAACCTGCCACCCGCTCTTCTCTTTTTTGATCGTCTATTGTTTCTAAACTAGGTTTAATCATAAATACTCCTTAATCTTGATAAAAATTAGGATCAACGGCTACAAATCTTTTGGTAGGCCGTCCTTTTCCCCCAACCTTTACTTCTATTTCTTGTATTTCACCGGCATTTTTTAGCCGGTCTATTATTTCTTTGACTTCATATGACTTCATTGATCTAAATAATTCATGTCTATCTACTTCTCTTTTACTGATACCCTCAGCACCCCTCGTCCTGATGTAAGATAAAACAGATTTTATTTTTGCCTCTGTTGCAGAGGAGGCAACTTTATCTCGGCATGTTTCTATGAATAGTAGATCGTAATATCTAACATAATCTATTGCCCACTCTGTATGTTCCTTTTGTATGTTGCGTGCTTTAACATCACAAGCAAGTGCACAAATTAGTGCAAGTCTCATGGCTTTTTCCCGAGATCTTGATAACAAAGGTTCTAGGTTATCCTTTTCAAGTATGTTTTGTCTTCGCACTATCTCTTCTGCAAACTCACTTAGCAACTGTCTACTATCTTCATCAAAATCTAATACTTTCTGTCCTACATCTACTTGTGAATTTTCTTCTGCTATATCACCAAAATCAGTTTGCGGTCTCCTGATTGCATTTACCCAATCTACTATATTTTGTGGCGGTCTTTTAAATTTCTTCAGGGCAGTCACCTTACGTGGTTCTTTAGATTCAACAATCAAAAATCTATTTAAAAAACCGTCAGCCACACGTCCAGAATTCAAAGCTCCATAAAAATTTTTTGGAACAGACAAACCTACTAAAGTAATAGCCGGTTTGTAACAAATGCGGTTCATAGTTTGTTCTACATATTGTTCAGGTGTGTTCATAAGTGAGTAGTTATCAGGACGTAAAGCACCATGACATCTACCCCAGGCTTCCATTAAAGTTTGTATGCCGCTCTCTACATTTGTGTTTTGTTGTGCAGAAATATTTTCTAGCCTTTTACCAAACTCATCCATAATAGTTATTTGTGTAGGTTTATATTTAAGTGTTGAGTGAACGGCTCCTGATGAAGTGTAACCATCACCTACAATCATCTTGGAGTGTCTAGTTTTATTAAGAACAGCTTCAACAAAAGTTTTGATATTTTCCTTACCTTGGCCCGACTTAGCAACGCCAACAAAATACAAACTGCTAAAGTTATTCATATCTGTCCTGTACATACGCCCACAGCAGACACTAGCTAAACTGATAGCTCCTACTAAACTTAATTCGGGTTGACTGATTTGTGCTATCTCTTCGGCAAACAAAAACATATTTTTTAAAATACCTGGTGGACTAAACAGATTTTTTGGTGGTGTTATGTTTTCTGTCGCTTGTACAAATAGAGGTGCTTGTTGATTTTTTCTATCGTGTGTTTTCTTTACATTGTCTACCACAGACAATATTTCATGTTTTGGTAAGGGTGGTGAGTTTTGTTGATTCCAGCTTTCCATAAAAAATTTGGCGAAGTCTAAATTTAAATTTTTGCTAATAAGATAACCGGCTAATCGTGCAGCTTGATCGTTTCTAGATCCCTCATTGACACCACTCAAAGAAAAAGGTGCTACAGTTGATTGGCCATTTACTTTATTGTTGCCAGTAATTTGCACCCACTCTTTCTCAGTAAAATCAGGCAGATCTTCAAAACCCCATAAATCCCAGTTTGGGTTTTGTATTGGCATATAAGTTTGACCATTAGCGTGTTTGTTGTATGGCGCTATTATCAAACCACCTTCGCCACGTAAATCAATATGTCTCTCTATAGGTGTTTCGTTGGTTCTTTTTGTCGCAAAGGTTGTGTAGTTTTGTGGATTGTTATAGTAGTAATGCATACCCTTACCCGTACGGACTCTATAAGGTGATGGTGGTAAATTTTTATCTACCCAAGACATAGCTTCTGGTGTATCAGCATCTACTACCATGAATTGTCCACACACTAATGCTACTGTCATATCGTCCCGATCTTTAAACCATTGTTCTACCTCTGATCTTTTAGGTCTGTCAGTTTTGAAGTGAGCCCAACCCTTGAAAAAACTTGGCGGTTTTTTTGTTTTTCTTAGCAAAGGCACTACGTCTAAACCCTCATCATAATAGGACATAGCTAAATCGTAGACAGATTCTTCGCCACTGAAGTTTATGGAAAACACTAACTTAGATCATTCGGGCAACCATAGATTGATTCGTAATCAAGTTTGCCGTTGGTTTTTTGTATGATTCTTTTTGCTTGTTTTACGCTAGGTTTTCTATAACCCCAACGCCAAGCCTTAATAGTAGCGAGCGATACTTCAAAAGTTTCAACAGATGTAGCCATACCTAAATGTTTTATGTATTCATTAAGTTTGTACTGTTTAACTTTTTTATCAGGATAAAGTGGTTCTATCCCTTTGTTTTTCAATTCTTTAAGCCGTTGGAAGTTTATGCGTTGTAATCTGTGGCAGTAATTTGCATACCACTCTAAATTATTTTCCATAATAATTTCCTTAATTTGTGTTTACATAAAGTAACATTATGCTACAATTTATGTCAACTTATTGAGGAATATTAATATGAGTATTTTAAAAAATGTAGTAAAACCTGATCAGCTTGTTAATAAGCAAGGTGCTAAAATCTTGATTTATGGCGAGTCTGGTGCAGGTAAAACTTACACATGCTCAACGGCTCCTGGTAAAGTGCTTGTTATAAGTATGGAAGCAGGACTTCTATCTATACGTGATAAAGAGAACGTTGATGCAATAGAAATAAAAACCTACGAAGAGTTAAACCAAATATATGGTGAGTTAAGAGCTGGTGAGCATGACTATGATACCGTTTGTTTGGATTCTATTTCTGAGATGTCAGAGATCCTTTTGGACCACGAACTAAGTATTAATAAGGATGCTCGTAAAGCTTATGGTAACGTACAGATTACATGTACTAATGTTATGCGTATGTTTAGAGATTTACCTATGCATGTAATATTTGTTTGTAAAATGTCCAAAGAAAATAATGATGGTGTTTGGTTTTTTCAACCAAAAATGATTGGTACAAAACTAGGACAGTCAATACCTTATTTCTTTGACGAAGTTTTGTGTTTGCGTGTTATGGAACAAACTGATAGTGAAGGTAAAGCTGTACACACAAGATGGTTACAAACTACTCTTGCTGAAGGTTTTGTTTGTAAAGATAGATCAGGCAAACTAGAAGCATTAGAAGAGCCAAACTTATCTAGTGTAATCACTAAATTAGGTTTTAATAAGGTTGTGCCTAATACGGCAACACCTGAACCAGTAGAGGAACTAATAAATGAAGAAGCTTAATTTGTCAGATTTCACTACGGATTTACAAAACAGTGATTGGGACGAACAATGTTGGGAAGAAAAGTACGCTGCTTTAAAAAGTTATGATGGAAACGAAAAAAGTCATTTCGAAGATATAGATTTTTCTGAAGCATCATATGAATATTCTGACATGCTTTGTACTAACCACAAAAAAATCGAAGATCTGAAAGAATACATTTGTACCACTTTTTGCGAAGATGTGGATTTACAAAATCGTAAAGATGTAGAAGTTGTTTATAGAAATCTTACATCAGCTTTTTCAGAGATGGCAAAATTAAGATTCAGAAATTTCGATATAAAAACAAGAATAATGATTCTTGAAAAATTACAAAAAAGGAGGATTAAATGAGTGATTTTGATGGTGTAGATTTTTTTAAAGATATTAAACTGGGTTCTGATAAGACGGTTGTTAAACCTGGAGTCTATGAATCTTGTGTAATAAAAATAGAAGAAGTGCAAACACAGTCAGGTGACAAAGCTATGACTGTATTGTTTGAACTAGGGGACAAAAGTAATTTTGATCACAAAGAATACTATAATCTTTGGCATTCAAATGCTGATGCTAAAAGAATTTCAAACGAGATATTTACCCAATTAGTAAAAGCTGTGGGCTTTGATGGTTTACCTGATAAGAAAGAAGCTTTTGTTGGTAAGAAGCTGAGACTTGTTATTGATCACGATAACAGGGACGGTAAAATTTTTACTAAAATTAAAGGTTATTTACCCTTAACCGATTCTGATAGTGCTAATTCTAACACTGGCCAAAACTTAGGTGCTGGCTCTGCCGTTGGAGCTAAACCTAGTTTAGGTTAGTAACGTTTGTACTACAGAGAGCCGGCTACATGCCGGCTTTTTTTATTTTGATTTTTTGTATTCTTCAATCATCCAGTCAAGATAAACTTTAGCTTTTTCTAAATCTTCTACTGGTTTATTTTTATGCTTATGTCGCCAAATGTATTTTGCTGCTGTCCCCTGGCAAAGACTAATAAAACCTTCAGATCCTAACATAGCACGTGCAGCATCTATGTATTCTATTGAGCCTTGTGTGTAATGATCAGGGTGGTTAACTAAATCTTTTTCTTCCTCATTCATAATTCAAGCTCCCAAACATCAGGACAGTTATAAGCTTTTAATTCTGTTGTTAGTCCTGTTTTATAATTTTTGTATTGTTGCAACATGTATTCCAATTCTATCCAGTATTTGTCTAAATCTTCTGCTTCTATGACAAAAACTTTAGATGCATAAGGTGAAACTTTCTCTTGGGCCACAAAAACAAAATTTTGTACTTTGAACCCAGCTTTCTCAAAACCTCTTTTATACCAAGCTGCCTGATACTCATAACCGTATTGTTTTACTGAAGTCATAAACTTAGCAGGATCACAACTTTTTGTTGTTTTGTAATCTACTATCACAATTGATTTCGGATCATAAGCATTAGTTATTGGATGTCGAACGACATCGGCTTTCAGTTTACATAAAACTTCATCTTCCCACCAATATAACGCTCGTTCATACGGGCTGTTGAAGTGTTCAGCAGGATATTCTGTTTCAGTAGGGTTAAGATATTTTTCTGCTACCGGTAGTAAATGTTCAGACATATTTTTAATAGTTTCGTAGTCTTTGTTCGGTATACAAGTCACACCTCTCTCAGCACATTCGGCTATCATTTGTTTAGCTGTAGCGGTATACATGCTGCCAGTTATAACTGCTACCTCATTGTTAAAGACTGTTTCTCCCTCGACTATCAAAGCATGTGCGGCCGAACCAAAACGTAAAGCAGGAGTTTCTTGTAACTCTTCTTTGACAGCATGTAGCTCTGATATTCTGAACTTTCTAATCATAGAAGATGAAACACCATCTGTATTGTGATACTCATGATTACTTATACTTGGAAAGTAGATAGCGTCACCAATCATATGGTGATCGTGTTTTTGTAGATTTTCTGGTAAGTTATTCATAATTTTTTTTCCTATAATATTAATTTACTTCTAGTAGTTGACATTTTAAACAATAAACCTGAAAATACAAGTATGGAAATTAATAAATTAAAAACTATTGCTACAGAAGATATGGAACACTTAGAACATATCACTGCTGATTTAGCACAAACCACATCGCTTTTGGTTGATTGCATTAAGGACCTTAGTGCTTTACCAAAAGAACAACAGAAGTATACGGCTGAGATCCTCAGCACTTTAGTAAAAGGTAAAAGGGGTTCGAATGAGCAAGTCAAATAGATGGTATATGGACGAAGAACATAAACTGTTATGCGATCATAAAAAAACTAAATGTTTTATTGATGCTTATGATCAGGGTTTTGATACCTGGGAAGAATTACATCATAATTATCAAAACTTAGTTTACAAAACAACTGGTCTTAAAATAGATGCTACTGAGGCTAAATGGGATTGTGAAACTTATGATCATCATTTAGAAATAACAAGTAATAATCTTATGCGACATGGTGAGAATGAGGCGAATGCTTAGAGTTGATGTGTATGTATTGATCTCCTTGTGCAACTCCTTCGCCTCACCTTTTTGGTCGCCTCTTTACACGAACTCTCCTGTTTAAGAGAAGTCGGCGGACTTACGGTTTCAGAGCAACCTTAGCGACAAAATGCTCTGCTATAATTAATTTATGAAAACACTTAAAACAGACGCATTAATGCAAAAAATGATGAACAAATATGGGTTTGATGAAACTACATCTATTGGTCTATTGCCTGTAATTATCACAGATCGTATGGATTTACAGTTATATCTTTTACATTTAAGAAGAAAAACTGCAACAAAAAAAGGCGGTAAGTTTAAAATAAATAAAGGGGCAAAGTCCCAAATAAATGGTAAATTTATGTAATGGTCAAGCGTAGAGATCCAAAAAAAGGTACAGGTAAAAAACCTAAGGGTTCAGGTAGACGATTATATACAGACGAAAACCCAAGAGATACAGTTAGCATTAAGTTTGCTACACCTACAGATGCTCGTAAGACAGTTGCCAAGGTTAAAAGAATCAATAAGCCTTTTGCCCGTAAGATTCAAATACTTACAGTATTAGAGCAAAGGGCCAAGGTCGCAGGTAAGCTTGCACAGGCCAAAATAGCTAAAGCTGGTAAAGAAGCGATACGGAAAGCACGTAAGAAGTAATATCGGGTTTATTAAAAAAAATGAATAATTTCGACGCAATAGCAATCACACTCGGTTTTAAAAAGGCTGATACATATGAAAAAGACTTAGAGGCATGGCAGACTTTAGTTAATACTGGTTTAGTTTGGCAGTTAAGTTCTAAGTATATTAAAACAGCTAAAAAGCTTATTAAGATCAGCAATAAAAAATGATGAAGATATCTGCAAATTATTTAGCAAATAAATTTTGAAAGTACTTAGTTTGTTTGATGGTATGAGTTGTGGGCAGATAGCCTTAGACCAGCTCGGCATACCCGTTGAAACATATTACGCAAGTGAG